TTTATTTACTGTGCCGGCCACACCCGAGATCTACACTCTTTCCCTACACGACGCTCTTCCGATCTCCTAAGCAGTGATAAAATTTTAAGTACCCACCTACACCACGCTCACCTTCTCGGTTCTTAGCTATGGTATATTGGAGGTCAGTGAAAGGCCCTTTGGCATCAGAGGATTTAGCTCCCTCTATGTCACCATTCTTCGGCCATAGTAAAAGGACAATGTCAGCATCGTTCTCGATGTCTCCACTATCCTTGAGGTCATAGAGACTCAGCCCGGTTTCCCGCTTGGCTCCCTCTCTATTGACTTGAGATAACAGTATTACACTTACATTTAATTCAAGTGCCAACTGTTTTACCTTATGAGATATGTCAGCAATACCCTCGGCCTTGCTCTTAGCTTTGCTACTCCAAGGTATAAGCTGTAAGTAATCAATGACTACTAACTTAACCCCGTGTTTCTTCACATAGTTTCTAGCTTGGCTGAGTACATCCTGTGGATTCCGGGCCGTATGAATACTATAGAAAGGTAGACTAGCAACTAAGTCAGTCGCATCATTTGCTTTCTGCATATTATCGTCCGATATTACACGCTCTTGTATCTGCCTTAGATTCACTCCAGAAATGGCTTGAACCATCCGCTTGAGTACTTGCTTACGTGGCATCTCCAAAGAGAATAATAGGGTAGGTACAGCCTCTTTAAGCATAGCTTGCGTAGCTATGTATAATGCAAGTGCTGACTTACCACAAGATGTGGGTGCAGATAGGGTAAGAACTTCACCCGCACCTATGCCTCCACTACCTAGCATTGAGTCCAACTGTGGCAGATGAGTTCTCACCACATCATTCACATATTCTCCACTCATCATGGCAGCAAAATCTTCCTTCAGTTCATTAGCTGTGTCTTGGATTTGTTGTCCGCTGTCCGCTGTCTGACTGACCTTTGATGTTTGCTCTTCGACATTTGCTTTTATCTGCTGTGATGTCGCAGTTTCGGCAGATGCATTCTCGGCACCTAGTATGTATGCTCTTCGTAATCTTCTTAGGTTTGCTTTCTCTAGTACTAATTCAGTATAGTACTTTAACTGTAAGGAACTCGATGACTTACTGAGTATCTCAATGATACCCGTAACACCACCGACTTCTTCGAGGCACTCGATTGACTTAAGGTATTCCATAATGGATACCTCGTCTATCGGTTTGTCCCCACTAAGAGTGGCCACTGCTCTGAACAGTAGCCGGTGTCTTAGGAAATAAAAATCATCCTCAGATATGATGGATGATATTGTGTCATATGCGGATGAGTCCCCGCTTAGACATAGGCAAGCTATTAGTTTTTCTTCAGCTTCCGTGTTGTGTGGTTCGACTAAGTCTATCATTCTCTTGTTGTAGTTGCTCAGTCAAAGCATTCAAACATTGGCCCAGGAATCTGAATCTATCTTTTGCTTCACTTGGAATTTCTCTTGTGGATATTTCATTGTAAGCATTGAGTGATACTTCTGTGGCTTCGTGTATGGTCTTTAACATAATTATATTTCTTTGTTTGATAGTGGTTAGTCTAGCCCCCGCAGTTGTTGCAAGGGGCGTAGATTCTAACACACCTATCCGTTATTTATTGTCTCGTTCTAGCATCCCTATGGCTATCAAGGAGTAACCTATCAAGTCCCTAAAGATGTCACGAGTGGTATCTCCCTTTTCATCAAGGGAAAGTTTACCATCTCGGCTGAATGCTTTAAGTCTCTGAAACTTATCTTGCATCCGTAGAGCTACACCAACTAGGGGTTCAATCCCGAAGTCAGTTGACCCATCGAAGTTCTCGAATGGATTATCTTGGGTGTCTCCACCGGTGTAGTCCGAGTTCTTTAAAGAAGTGAGGCGGAGTATTTCATCCACCTCATCTTGCCGGAATCGTTCCCACCATTCCTTATTGAATTCAGTCCTATCTACAGTGTCCGGTAGGGATACATCTTTTTTGTAAAGATGATTACCATTGCCGGATTGGTCGTAGTGTAGTATTTCTTCAGAAGACATTAGAACGGGTCGGAATCGTTTACCTCAACGGGTGCAGGTTTCTTTGGTGCAGATGATTCTGTCTTAGCATCAAAGGCGAGTGACAAATAAGCCACATCATTCTTAGATACTTTCTTCCATCCCTTTACATAGAATGGTACAGTGTCACCTGTAGCTTCGGACAATAAAGCTTTCAGTTCCTTTACTGATAGCTCGCAATCCCCACGGAAGTCGGGATGTGTTTCTTTTTCTTTGCGGTCATTCTTAAACAAGCGACCACGATTACTGTTATCGTATTGATTCATATTATTATTATTGGTTAAAATATATCCACATCAGCGGTGTGGGTTTTGGTTTTGACTTTGTAGTTGCCCGACTTTGGAGCTTCGGATTGTTTGCCGTGCGTGTTAGTTGCATCGGGGTCTTTGGTATCATCGATACAGAAGAGGCCGTTCAGTGCGTACTTACGAGCGTAAGAACTAGCTGACCCTGTAATCTGTGCATCATCCATACCTTTCTTTACTTCAGCTTCACGAGCAAAGGCCGTGGTTTCTACTTCAGCGAATGGGTTGTGTGATACTAGTCGGGCCGTAGCCTTTACATATACTCTACCTCCTACCTCTACGATTTCATCGCTGAGTGTTAAGTCCGAGTTATGTTTTTGTAGGAGAGGTTTTACTGCTTCGAGTATGTCCTCTGCGGAGCGATAAGAGTACCCTCCGAATGTGTTTGTCTGACCCTTGGGAGCTTTCAGTTCCCCTTGAATCAACACAAGTTGGTGTGTGTGTTTTAGTTCTGTCATAATATTTTTTTAATAAATTCTTAAATAGTTTTACACGATGCTTTACATTAATGCAAGTATCTAGTTCAGCATTTGTTGACCCCAATGTCGATAATAAAAACACTTGGTCATCTCTTTTTAAATTATTTTTGAAGCGACTTGTAAGTTGATTGAGTCCAACAGGATGTAAAATCTCTGAGTCGGGCTGTCTTAGATAGGATGCTATGTTCTCTAGTACAGTTGGCAACTCAGTCGGGTCACCCTTGCACATTGATGTAAATGCATTCTCCATCTTACCTATTAGTGTGTTAGCTTGTCTACTTATTACTCCCCGTATCTCACCACTACTGTGGTCGTGGTCAACTACCCAATCATCAGTCTCTCGATTTAATATCGGACACTTACTTGGTTCGTTTTCCTTTCGCCACTCGGCTAGTTTGCTTGCGGGTATGTAGGTCACTTGCTTTCTTTCTTAGTAGTCTTGTTGTCCTCATTCTTTTTCTTTCTAAAGATGTCATCGTAATTCTGTTCGTACAGTTTCTGATTGTATCCCTTCTTCGGTTGCATTCCCTTGCCCATAATTACCTTTCGTTTACTTCTAGTATTTGTATCCTTGCACCCTTCTTAGTTACTCCGTACCCATCCTTGTCGGGCTTGGTCGGGCATACGTACTTGACTGCTTGTGCTTTGTCTCTAGCCCACCTAACTGTATACCCTCGGTAATCCGTGGGCATATCAAAGTGCTTATAGATTATCTCATATTTGTTCACGGCTATATAGTACAATGAATCCTGTGCCACCATTGATTCCTAATACATTGAAGTCAATCCATTCGATTGATTCTTCGTAGGTCATATCACTGTCGGACATAAAGCATTCAATCATTCTGTCGTAGTCATATACATAGTATCCATCGTGGCTTGTACCAACGATAGCATAGTCAAGGCCATCGAATTGTATGGCATTGTCTGCGTGTATGAGTTCTTCATAGAACTCTAAGTTTGGATTTTCATCACTCATTTTTTCATCCTTTTGTTCCAATATAATTTGCAAGCGTATTTAAAATTGTCTATTCCTTTCTTCATCTCTTCGGGTGTCCACTCCTTATGGTAGTGCTTGGTTGTCTCGCAGTCCACACATACAGTAATACATCTCGGTAGGTAATCCAACTTGTACTCCTTCATTACCATGAAGGATTCTATGGCCAACTGTTCGCAGTCCTTCGGGTAAGTCTTGGCCTTACCTTTACAATTAGTTCTGCACTTGTAGTCAGCGAGGAATAATTTATCCTCATCATCGTATCCCATAAAGTCTATTGAACCCGCAGTCTTGATTGTACTTGAGCTAATGATATGCTCACAACACATTGGCTTAGTCCCGCTCTCGTGTATCCATTCTACAAATGGTTCAGCCCAACTGTCATACGGATTAGGTTCGGCCTCTGTGCCTTGCATCAGTGCCTCTACTTTGTCTTCAATACATTTGTGTACCGCAGTACCAAACTCGGATGAACCTATCGTGTCGCCTGTTACAGGATGTTCCCGTGTTCCGTACACTAGGGTCTCGATGTCTTGCCACACTAGGTTCGGGTGCTTTCGGGCAAGGTCTACCATCATTCGTGGTTTATAAATTGAATCAAGAAAGTCATCCTTGATTATGCCTAGCACTGTCGTGACTGACGGGTAGGTCTTAGTGTTATTCTTTCTAGCTTGAGCGGGTGTCGTTACGTTCTTCTCAAACTTGGGTTCGTTAGTTGTAGTACAATCGTAGAAGTGAGCCATCCTCACATTAAGGACGGCTCACCACACGATGTCAACAATTATTATATTATTATGATTTATAAATCCTCATCCGTAATATGATGGGTGAGGTTAAAGTAATTTACGAACTCATCTATCTTTGCCATATACAATTCAGCATAAGCTAGGTGCTTGTGTATGTTGTCGTTGATTGAGTCCCACATTAAATAGATGTCCCCGTTTGTATTCACTCCCCAATGTAGAGTAGGTATCTCTGCACCAAGGTAGCGTAGGTCATCTATGTATAGTTCAAACATTTGTTCTTTCTTTTCTGTTGATGTCATTGTATTAGTCTCCATGTGGGTTATTGGTTGTGTGATTTATTTGAACACGACCCTCGGATTGTACCTCAAGGTCGTGGAGTTCAGCCATCATTTCGATTTGCTTTGGTGTCTGTTCGTCTTCAATTTGTTGAAGCATCTGATACCATTCGTTGATTGATTCTACTTGTTTCATAAATTTATTTCCTCGCAACTTCCGTGAACAATATGGTCATCGGTTGGTGGTTCTGAATCTGTACGAATGTACTCAACCCCATCTTGCAAGGGATTGGATACCTTAAGTTTAGCCTCCTCCATAGATTCGGCTTCTACTCTGTACTCGTGGTACTGTATTGAATGTGTAACTATTGTATATTTTTTCATTTTTCGATGTTGTCTAATTGTTTATTAACTTTCTCCCAATAGATGTCAAGATTCTTGAGTACCTTGGGACTTGTCTTCTTCCAAGCGTAGCACCCACCATTCCACATCTTAGCGTAGACTTCGGCTGATGGTTTGTTGCCCGTCTTCTTCTCGTATACTCCACCCCAATATTTAAGATAGTACTTGCATATCTCTACAGATTTTTGGGTGTCGTATCGGTCATCCATATGGTAGGTTGTACCATAGAATGTGTTCACATCCTCGACTACTGCAGGTGTGATTTGTAGGTAGCCGACTGCGTTCCCGTTGTCCCCTACTGCGAGGGGATTGAGGGAACTCTCGACTATCGCTAGTGCGAATATAAGTTGGTCAAATGTTATCATTGGTTTATCCTTTCTACTGTAAGAGAACCTTCTGCTATATCTTCGTGTACCTTTTCGGGTTCAGCACCCGAATATACGATAGCGTGATTCTCTGATTCTGCTTCTATGATTTCCTCATAGGTTACTATTTCTTTCCAAGTTACTTTGTATTTCATAATAATATTTAGTTGTTAAAATTGTATTTCTTTTTCTTCCATTTCATCGTACCATTCTTCGCTAACCTTTTCGAGGTCATCGAATATCTCTTTGGGTACTGATGCGTCTGAGTACAGTCCCTCTGTACCACCATACCAAGTCTGTAAGATTCGGGCTGACTTGCCGTCCTTCTCTACAGTAAG